TGTACGACAACGGCGTCAGCCAGCCGATCTCCACGTTTCTGCTGACCGGCACGACCGCCGAGGACAAGGGCATCGGCGAGCTGTTCAAGGGCTCGACCTGGTCGCGCTCCTGGCACGTGGCGGAGCACGTCTCCCCCGGCCAAGCCTTCTGGGCGAACCACCGCGAGGTCGAGGACATCCTCCAGGACCGCCCGCTGTACGCCGCGCCCGAAGAGGCGTACCTGCCGCCGGGCTGGAAGGACATGTCCGAGGACGAGCAGCAGGAGCTGCTTCGCCAGAACGGCATGCCGCAGGTCGGCAATCGCGCGGTCGAGAAGATCCGCCAGGAGCAGAGCTGGTTCACGTTCGCCTCCGGCTCGACGGACTTCGCCTTCCGCTGGTGGACGGACCCCGTCGTCCTCGGCGGCAAGGTGCTCGGCGCCGCCCGCGAGGTGGCAGTGGTCAAGCCGCGCCCGAAGGGCGGCTGGTCCCGCGATGACATCGACGGGCTGATGGCCTCCAGCACGATGGGCAAGGCGCAGGATTTCCTCTGGGCCAACCGGGAGAACCCGGCACTCATCAACAACCTGAGCATGTTCCAGAAGAGCGCCCTGGGCCCTCGGGCCGGCGGCATCATCTCCACGCTGCGCAGCCCCGAGGAGATCAACCTCTTCATGCGGACGTCGCTCGGCGACGCCGAGGCCCGAGCGCTCCTCCAGGAGCGCAACGCCGTGGCAGCGCAGCGGCTTGAGCAGGACACCGCCCGGCTCCCTGAGCTGGGCCTTGCCCTGCCAAAGGTGATCGCCCAGGGGAACCCGCGCGCCCAGGCGATGATCGAGAAGCGCATTAACGAGCTGACCATGCAGGTCAATGCCGATGAGGCGCTCGTCTCGCGCTACTCGCAGATGCTCGCCCACTACGGCGAGCTGGACGCGGTCAACCTGACGCGCTGGTCCTTCGACCGCGCCCGCCGCCGCACGGCCGGCCAGGCCGCGTACCGTACGGGCCCCGCGCTGGGATCGACTGGCGCGCCACGCGGCCGTCTCGCTACGGCCCGGGTGTACGCGAACGACTTCTTCGGGCCGAACATCACCGTGGTCCGCGCCTTCGGCGAGGCGCACCCCAATGGCCTGATGGCCATTGACGACATCACTCCGGACGCCGTTGATGAGCTGCGCGGGCACATCGCCCGCATCCCGGGCATCGGCCCGAACATCCGTCAGTCGATGCTGGACGACTACCTCAAGACCACGACCGAGGGCGAGCGCCTCGCCCAGCTGGAGAAGATCCAGGGCCTGGGCGTACAGAAGGTGGCGGAGCGCCACGGCTTCACCCCCGACGAGGCCATGGTGCTGTACCGCGAGCATCAGGCCAACGTGGTGGGCGGCCAGGAGCAGCTCCGCCGGTACTCGGCCGGAGCCTTCCCGGGTGAGTCCATCCACCTGGACGAGTTCATGGACGACGGTGGAAAGCTCTCCGTCCACCCGAACCTGGTGACCCGCCTCGCGAACGACCATGTGATGGTCGACCTGAAGGCGCTGGACACCACGCTGTCCCGCCACGGCAGCGCCCTCAAGGCGCTGCGCACCAGCAGCCTTGGCAACAAGGACTGGATGGTCAACAGCCTCGATTACTTCTCGCACCTGTGGAAGTTCGGGACTTTGTTTCGCTTGGGGTACATCCCCCGCGTCCTGGGGGACGACATCGCCGGGCAGGTGGCCCGCCTTGGCGCCGCCACGATGGCCGTACGCGCCGGGTACGGCGTGAAGAACTTGGCCACGAACATGGCGCTATGGAAGCCGACGCGCCACTATGAGGCGCAGCTCGCAGCCGCCCGTGAGGGCATGAAGTACATCGACGACGAAGTCAGGTTGGTCAAGCCGCAGGCGGACCTGCTCCGCGTCAAGGTCGAGACGCGCGAGATGATCCACAAGGACTCGGTCCGGCGCGCCCGCGACCGGCATCGCCGGGCGACGAACAAGCTCAACGCCCTGGACGAGAGCGCGACCCCGGCGACGATCGCGGCCCACCAGAAGCTTGTCGAGAAGCACGCCGATGAGATCGCCCGCGCTGAGGAGCGCCTGACCACGCGCCTTGTCGGCTCCCGGGCGAAGCTTGCTGACTTCGATGACCAGCTGGCCGATCTCGCGGCCCGCAGGACCGCGGCCCTGGACGAGGCGAAGCGCCTTGAGGACGTCACCGGCCGCGGGCGCCGACAGTCCTCACAGCTCCACAAGGAAGCTGAGGTGGCTCCGGGGGTGATGGTCCCGGCGGCTTTCGCCGGCGAGCGGGGCGAGTACTTCCAGAAGATGATCTCGTCGGACGACTCGCTGCGCACCCTGCTCGCCCGCAACAAGCAGATGGTGCACTCGAACCTCCAGAAGGCGTACGGCAAGCAGGGCGTCGCGATCTCGTACCCGCAGGACCCGAAGATGTTCGTGTCCTCCTGGCACCAGGCCATTAATCACCAGATCATGCAGGACGACTTCGCCCGCCTGGCGGTGAAGGGCGCCACGGTCGAGGAGATGACTCACTGGCTCACGCGGACCCCGGCAGGCCGGGCGTACCGCAAGCGTCTGGGGATCAAGTACTCGACACCGGATCGCATCGCAGCGTCGGTGTGGCACGAAGTGCAGGACTATCTGCCCACCCTGGAGATCCGTGAGGCCGCCCTTAAGGGCGAGGCCGACCACGCGTTCCTGGACCTGGCCGCCGGCCGCGGCCACCACCCCTTCAACGTGCACACCACGCAGTTGGGGGAATCCTTGGCCGGCTCCAACCAGCTGTCGCGCGGTATCGACCGCGTGATCGACTGGTGGTACCGGACGGCTGCCTCCATCCCGGCCGACCGCATGTCTCGTCACCCGCTCTTCAATCAGCTCTACGAGGGCCACGCCAAGGCGCTGGCCTCTCAGGAGCTGAAGCAGGGCGTCAAGGTCACGCAAGCGGATGCCGACCGCATCGCCGAGACGGCCAGGCGCCTGGCCCTGAAGGACACCAGGCGCCTGGTCTTCGACATCGCCCACCGGAGCGACGCCGGGCACATGCTGCGCTTCATCAGCCCGTTCTTCGCGGCGACGACAGAGGCGTGGCAGCGCTGGGCCCGGATCATCGCCGACCGCCCGCAGGTGGTCGGGTACGCCTCGATCCTCTACAACGCCCCGGCTGCGGCCGGATGGATGCAGGACCGCGACGGTAACAAGATCATGGCTGACGGTACGGCGATGGTCTTCAACGAGAAGACCGGCAAGATGGAGAAGAAGCTGGTCTCCAAGGGCGAGCGCCTCATCATGGCGCGCGTCCCCAAGTTCGTGGTCGATGGCCCCATGGGCAAGGCCTTCGGCATGGACGGCTCCGGCCGCTGGATGATCTCCCAGGACTCGGTCAACCTGGTCACCCAGGGGGACCCTTTCTTCAACCCCGGCACGGGCCCGATCGTCGCGATCCCTGTGAACGAGTGGGTGAAAGACAAGCCGAAGCAGGCCGAGGTGGCCCGCCACCTGGGCATCTTGCCCTTCGGCCCGACGGCAGGCACGCCGCTGTTCGGCAACACGCCGGTCGGTCGCGCGGCAGACCTCACGATGCCGCAGACGGTCAAGAACTTCTTGACCAGCTTCGACACCTCGGACGAGCGCTATCAGCGCGTCAAGCTCCAGATCATGCAGAAGGCGGCCTACGAACACGCCAACATGGGCAAGCCGATGCCCACACCCCGCGAGATCGCGGACATGACACGGAACTACTGGCTGGAGTCCGCGGCCTGGTCCTTCGCGCAGCCGGCCGCCACGCAGCGGTCGGACAAGTACGCCTTCTACAGGGACCAGTACAACGCCCTGCGCCGGAAGAACGCCCAGACGGCCGACGAGGAGTTCCTCGCCCGCTTCGGCGAGTCGTACTTCATCTTCGCCCAGGCGACCTCGAAGAACGCCGTGGGCGCCGAGGCGACCCGCAAGGCGGTGGAGCTGTCCCAGAAGTACGAGAACCTGATCGCCGCTAACCCCGAGCTGGGGGCGCTCGTGATCGGGCCCGACGGTAACGGGCCGTTCTCGCCGGAGGCGTACACGTACCAGCTCACCCACCCGCTCGTTCCGGGCGGGTCCGAGATGCAGCGCTCGAAGCTTTCCGCCGAAGAGGCGATGAAGGAGAACGGCCGCCGTGAGGGATGGGCGAAGTTCATCAAGCTCCAGAACCAGGTGACAGCCCAGCTGCACGCGGCGGGCTTTACGAGCTTCGCCGACCCCGGCGCCGAGCAGTTCAAGGCGATGCGCGGAGCCATCTCCACTCTACTCGGGAACCCGCTGCTTCCCGACGGCAGTGAGAACCCGTACTACAACGAGGACTGGTCGGCCGACTTCAACAGCTTCGATCCCGGCAAGTACGACCGCTTGATCCCAAGCCTCGCTCAGGTGGCCAACTCGGACATGGCCAAGGAGACGAACCGGTCCGACCTGCGTCAGCTGCGTATCTACCTGAAGGCGCGCCAGCTGGTCAGCGAGGAACTGGCGGCCCGCAAGGCCGCAGGCGGCGCGGGCACCCTGAAGGCCGCGAAGAACCAGGATCTGGCGGACCGCTGGGTCCGCTTCGTGGACGGCCTGCGCGAGGAGGACACCCGCTTCGGGGACCTCCACTCCAGGTATCTGAGCCGAGACCTCGGCATCGACGTGGAAGAGCAGGCCGCCCTGCTCGAAGAGGGGGTGTAACAGATGGCAGTCACCGCGAGCACGCCGCCGGACCCGGAGATGGAGGCGCTCAAGAAGCTCTTCGCCGGCTCGGGCGGGACAGGCGCCACCGCCGCTGGGGGCGCCAAGAGCGTCTACATGGGGCGCACGCTGAAGCCCACGGCGCGGGACGAGAAGTACGGCCTGATGCCGAAGGATCAGGCCAAGTGGCTCACCGAACAGGAGGCCATGAACGAGTTCTACGACTGGGACACGAAGAAGCGATCCGACTTCACGGCCCAGCTCATACTGGCCGGGCTCGTTCCGGCGGGATCTGGTTCCCTCGAAGCCGAAGACGCCTGGGAGAAGCTCGTCAAGGCCAGTGCGCGCTACGGCGCCGCGGGCAAGCAGGTCACCCCATACGATCTCCTGTCCGGGTACGTGAAGAGCGCCGGCGGCGCCACGAAGGAATCATGGAAGAACGTCGGCGCCTTCGAGGTCAACACCGTCACGGGCGAGAAGCGCTACGCCGGCCCGGGCAAGTACCTCGGCAACGGTCGGGCCATCCAGACGGACCTCCGGACCGACCTGACGGACCCCGACACCGCGAAGGGTGTCGCCACAAAGCTCTTCCAGGACCTGATGGGCCGCGACCCCCAGGCCGGGGAGCTGTCCGGCTTCGCCGCGGCCCTGAACGCGGCCGAGGCGTCGAACCCAGTCACGCAGACCACGACGACCACCTACGACATGGCTACCGGCCAGCCCCTCAGCCAGGAGACGGCCTCCGCCGGAGGCGTGACGGCTGAGGGCCGGGCGTACATCGGGGAGCAGCAGATCAAGAAGTCGAAGGAGTATGGCGTCAACCAGGCTGTGACGACGTACGGCTCTGCGCTGGAGAGCCTTGTCTACGGGAACCCGGGGTAAGCCATGGCGGTCCGAGGCGAGGATCTCGTAGAGCTGGCTCGCAAGAGCCTGGGCGTGCAGTACGTCTGGGGCGGTAACGACCTGAAGAACGGCGTCGACTGTTCCGGCCTGACCCAGGAGGTCTTCCGGGCGTACGGCATCGAGCTGCCGCGGGTGACGTACGACCAGATCAATGTGGGCTTCTCTGTGCCCCAGAACAAGCTCCGCCCCGGAGATCTCGTCTTCTTCGACACCGATCGCAAGAAGACCGGCCCCGACCACGTCGGCATCTACATGGGGGGCGGCAAGTTCATCCACGCCCCCCGCCCGGGATCCCCCGTAAAGGTCTCCTCGCTCGCCGAGGGGTACTACATGGACCGCTGGATGGGCGGTCGTCGGGTCCCTGGCGTGGACGCCGCAGCGGCCTCTGGCGGCGGCGAGGCCGAGGAGGTGGCTCCGAAGCTCGACGCGAACGAACTCGCGGAGACGTACGGCATGTCGTACGCGTTCTTCAAGAGCCAGCCCGAGCTGTGGAAGCTGCTCAACTCGGCCGTCGAGAGCACCTGGACCCCGGAGAAGTTCCAGGCCGAGGTGAAGAACACCAAGTGGTGGCAGACGAACTCGACCACCGCCAGGGCGGCGCAGGTCCAGGCGAAGACGGACCCCGCCACGTACAAGGCGACCATGGAGGCCGCCCGCCTGGCGGCCCAGCAGCTGGCCGTGAAGGCCGGCGCCATCCTGTCGCCGACGAATGTCGAGCTGCTGGCCAAGAACATGGTGCATCTCGGCTGGCAGGACGAGCAGATCCAGAGCTTTCTCGGTCAGTACGTGAAGTTCGGCGCCGACAAAACGCTGGGCGGCATGGCCGGGCAGGCGGCCTCCGCCATCCGCAAAGAGGCGTACGCCCTCGGCGTCTCCGTGACCGACCAGTCGATCCTGAACAACGCGCAGTATCTGGTACGGGGACTCACGACCATGGAGAAGATCCAGGCAGGACTGCGCGAGCACGCCGCGAGCCTGTACCCGGCCTGGGGCGAGCAGCTCCTGGCGGGCGCCACCATGCAGGATCTGGCCCAGCCGTACCGGCAGGTGCTGGCGCAGGAACTTCAACTCCCCGAGGGCGACGTGGATGTCTTCTCGCCAAAGATCAAGGCGGCCCTCAATCGGGTCGGCTCCGACGGAAAGCCGGCTCCGATGGATCTGGGCGAGTTCACGCAGATGATCCGGAGCGGTCCTGAATGGAGCCGCACCACGGCTGCCGTGGACAAGACGATGGGCATCGGCCGAGAGGTACTCGCGCAGATGGGGTTGGTGAGCTGAGATGGCGGATCCCACCTTTGAGGCGTTTCTCTGGAGCCTCACGCAGCAGGAGTCCGGCGGCAACTACGGGGCCGTTGGCGTTTGGGTGAACGGCGACCGTGCGTACGGCCGCTACCAGGTCATGGGCGCCAACATCCCGTCTTGGACGGCGAAGTACTACGGCAAGCGCCTGACGCCGCAGCAGTACCTGGCCAGCAAGGAAGCCCAGGACGCGGTAGTCCGCGGTCGACTGAGCGAGTACGTCAAGAAGTACGGCTACCGGGGCGCCGCCAGCGCCTGGTACAGCGGCAACGCCAGCCTGCATATGTCGACCCGGCCGCAGCCGGGCGGGCCCTCCATCAAGGGGTACGTCGACTCGGTCATGGACCGTGCCGCCACGTACAGGGGCGGCAAGGGGTCGTCCAGCGCCGTCACCTCGTCACCCAGTGCCTTCTCTGGCGGCACGCAGACCGTGACGCCCAAGCTCGACCGCAATGAGCTGGCCGAGCAGTACGGGCTGTCCGCCAGCCTGATCAACTCCTCCAAGGAGCTGTCCCGGCTCTTCGAGCAGGCCGTCTCTGGCGGCTGGACGCCACAGCTCTTCGCGGCGAAGCTCAAGAACTCGACCTGGTGGAAGACGCAGCCCGACTCGCTGCGGAAGTACATCACCACCAAGCACACCGACCCCGCCACCTGGCGCCAGCAGAACGACGCTGCCAGCGCCAAGCTCAACCGCCTCGCGGTGGAGGTGGGCCTGGGTAACCAGATGACCGGCTCCAAGCCGTCCAAGCTGCTTCAGCAGGCCGTGTACAACGCTACGGCCCTGGGCTGGACGGACCAGCGCGTGCGGGACTGGCTGGGGACGCAGGTAGGCCTGCACGGTGACGTCATGTGGGGTGAAGCCGGCGAGGTCTTCGACAAGCTGCACGGCGTGGCGTACGCCAACGGGCTGCGGTTCAGCGCCAGCTGGTACCGCGACCAGGCTAAGGCCGTCGTGTCCGGCAGGTCGACCGCCTCAACGGTCGAAGACCAGATCCGCCGCCAGGCCGCGGCCCGCTATGGCGCGTACCGCGAGCAGATCATGGCGGGGCAGAACGTCATGGATCTGGCGTCGCCATACCTGAAGACGGTGGCGACACTGCTGGAGCAGCCCGAGAGCGACGTGGATCTCTTCAACAGTCACGTCTCGAAGGCGATGACCGGCAAGGCCACGATGCCGCTCTGGCAGTTCGAGACCGCGGTCCGCTCGGACCCGCTCTGGAAGAAGACCAACAACGCCCGCGAGTCCATGTTCTCCGTGGCCCACCAGGTGCTCAACAACTTCGGAGTGACGTACTGATGGCCGGACCTACCGCAAAGATCACCTCTGTCAGCAACCCGATCTTCAAGCCCCCGCCGCCGATCACCGGCCCTAAGGACTGGAGCGAGCTGCTCAAGGGTCCGGACCGGGACGCCTACCTGGCTCTGACGCAGGAGTTCAAGCGCTTCGGCCTGGAGTCCCTGGCCGGGAAGATCTACGAGTACGTTAAGGAGGGGTACGGCGCTGACGTCATCGCCCTTCTGCTTCAGGACACCAAGGAGTACAAGGAGCGCTTCTCCGGAAACGAGGCGCGCAAGAAGGCGGGCCTGGCCGTGCTCAACCCCGGCGAGTACCTCGCCGCAGAGGCGTCGTACCGGCAGATCCTGGACAACGCCGGCATGCCGAAGGGCTTCTATGACACGCCCTCAGACTTTGCCGCCTGGATCGGCGGGGACGTCTCCCCGACGGAGATCAAGACGCGAGTGGATCTCGCGATGGACGCGGTGAACAGGACGGACCCGAACTATCGGGGAGCCCTCTTCCAGATGTACGGCGTCGGCGAGAGCGAACTCGCCGCGTACTTCCTGGACCGCAAGACGGCGGAGCCGCTCATCAAGAAGCAGGCGGCAGCCGCCAGCATCGGGGCGGCGGCCCTGCGTAGAGGCTTCGCCGCCAACGTCCTGGATCTGGAGTCGTACGCCAGCCTTGGCGTCACGGCCCAGGAGGCCGAGTCGGCCTACAGCAGGATCAGCGACTCCTTCGAGTCGATGATGGGTCTGGCCAGCCGGTACGGCACGACCTGGACCCAGAGGGAGGCGGAGCAGGAGGTGTTCACTCCCGGCGCCGCCTCGTCGGTCGGCAGCGAGAACGCCTTCGAGAAGTCGAAGCGCCTCAAGTCCCAGGAGCGGGCCGCCTTCGCAGGTGGCCGCGCAGCCAGCTCGCAGGGTCTCAACGCCGGGTATCGTCGTACATAGCACGCCTAACCGGCATCCTGGAGCCAGGGCGTGCTGCGCCCCAACTAGGCCGGGGTCACGCTCGGCTGGTGATGGAGGGGTGGCGCGGTAGCTCAACGGATAGAGCGGCTGTCCCCTGGCGGGCAGCGAACGTTACGGGTTCGAGTCCCGTCCGCGAAGCCTCAGCCCCTGATTCCGGTCAGGGGCTTTGTGCTGTCCGTGCGCCTTTTAACTAGCACTGCTAGCTAAATCGTCGTAGCCGACGTACCCTCCGGCACCGACGGATCGACCGGCCCCGTCATTCAGAAAGCCCGGTAGCGGAGCGCGAGACCTTCCCCCGGAGGAGTAGCTGGCCGCGAAGCGAGACGGGAGTGGCAGTGAGCGAGTACGAGTTCGGATACGAGGGCGACGACACGTCGAACCTGGGTGAGGCTGGCTCCACCCCGCAGGGACCCAAGTGGTTCCGCGAGGGACTGGACAAGCTCTCCGGCCAGGTCGCCGAACTTCGCGCGGAGAACGCCGCGCTGAAGGCCCAGCAGGCCAGGTCCGAGATCGAGAACACGCTCAAGGCCAAGGGGTACGCACCACAGGCCGCAGGCCTGTACCAGGGCGACCCCACGAAGCTGGACGAGTGGCTGACCGCCAACGGCGGCGCGCTGGCGCGACTCCCCGAAGGGGAGCAGACGCAGGGCGAGGTGACCCCACAGGGGCCGCCGGCTTCCACGGTTCCGGCTGACGGTCAGGCGGACATGCAGCGCATGCAGGAGCAGGGCGTCCAAGGCGTCGCTGCCCCCCAGGGTTCGGACAAGGAACTCGCGGCGGCCCTTGCCGCAGCGCAGACTCCTGAGGCCTTCGCGGAACTCATGCGCGCTAACGGCAGCCAGTACGACTGGAGCTGACGGACCACCTGACCTCTCCCCGACACTTCGACATCCCGGGATACCGGGAGGTGAGAGGCCATGGCCAACGCGTATACCGATACCTCAGCTATGTCCAACGCGGTCCAGACCGCGTACGACAAGAAGTTCTACTTCGCGCTCCGCAGCTACCCGCTCTTTCGCGCGGTGGCGGACAAGCGCCCGGCGGATCTGACGGGCCCCGGTGGGTCCGTTGTCCTGGAGCGCTACCAGGACATGGCGGCAGCGACCACGCCGCTGACGGAGACCACGGACCCCGACTCCGTGGCCCTCGGGAACCCGAATACGACCACGATCACGCTGAACGAGTACGGCAACGTGATCTTGCGGACCAGGAAGCTCTTCCTGAACTCGCTGTCCGACGTCGACCCGGCCATCGCGAACGTGATCGCGTACAACGCTGCGGACTCGATTGACCGCGTCGTGCAGACCGAGCTGCGCTCGGGCACCAACGTGATCCAGCGCAAGGCCGGCACGGTCTCGTACGTCACCAACGGCACCGTGTCCACCCCCGTGGCCACGACCATGACGGCGACCGACTCGATGACGTCGGCCATGGCCCGTATGGCGACGGTGAAGCTGCGCTCCAACCTCGCCGTCCCCGTCCGGGGCTCGCTGTACTGGTCGGCCATCCACCCTGAGGTCTCCTCCGACCTCCGCGCCGAGACCGGCGCCGCCGCCTGGCGCGACCCGCACAACTACAGCGCGGCCGGGAACATCTGGTCCGGCGAACTCGGTACCTACGAGGGCGCCTTCTATATCGAGTCGCCGCGCTGCTACAACGCGGTCGACGCCGGAACCGGCGACAACACCGTCCGCCGGTTCCGTACGTACTACGCGGGTCGCGAGGCCCTCGCCGAGGCCGTCAGCGAGGAATTCCACATCGTGTCCGGTCCGATCGTCGACAAGCTCGGCCGCTTTCGGCCGCTGGGCTGGTACGGCGTCGGCGGTTGGAAACTGTTCCGCCAGGAGGCGCTCGTCCGCGTCGAGACGACGGCCACCGGCAACTCCTCCTGATGAGCACGTGGCTGTTCCGGCCCCCCACGGTTGATGAGGGGCCGGCAGTCCCAGGATCTGCGCTTATGCGGTTCTACAAGATCACGCAGGGCATCACGATTCTGGACACCAACGGCACGTACCGAGCGGTGCGCTTCCCCATCGTGGACGAGACCACCGCGGCGACCAACACGTACATGGGCGGCCACGAATACGTCGTGAACGACGCCACCAAGGCCGCGCTCATCGCGGCCGACGTCGGCGTCACCAGCGCCAACTTCGCCGCCCTCCCCTAGGAGTCCTCGTGGACAACGAGAAGTACTGCCCGACCGGTCCGGGCGGGAACACGACCCTGACCAACCAGGACGAGCAGGAGATCCTGGACCGCACCATCCAGGGCTTCACCGTCGAGACCGTCGGCGCACAGGACGCGGAGCTGCACTGATGTGCCGCTCCGGCTGCCCTACCCAGGACCACCGCTCTTGGGGTGAGTGCGCTCGCGCAGCGAACCTGCGCGTGGCCTACTGCGGCATCGGCGGCGGAGACGCCACCGCCCAGAAGAGGTGGGACGCGGAGCTGTCGCTGTACCGCTCCGCACGGGCCCAGGGTATCCAGCCCGATGGCACCACGACCGCGAAGGTCGTGAAGGCCCTGGAGATGTCCAACAGCACGGGTGCAGCGTACGGCCGCGACTTCAACGTTCCGACCCCGATGGCGGACTGATGCCCACCTACGACCAGCTCGTGACCCGCGTACGCCGAGAGCTGCGCGGGTTCACGCTCGACCAGGCGTCGATGACGACGCTGGCTGCCGACATGCTCGCCGCAGACACGACCTTCACCGCCGATCAGACCGACATCGCCGAGATGTCGCGAGGTCTCGTCGAGATCGACGACGAGCTGATCCTGGTCAAGGAGTACGACGCCACGACGGGAGTCGTCACCGTCCTGGGCGGCGTCAACGGCCGCGGCGCCGAGGACACCACGGCGGCAACGCACACGGCTGGTGCGCTGATCACGGCAAGCCCCACCTTCCCCCGGAAGGTCATCAAGGACGCGCTCAACGACGCGATCCTGACGCTATACCCGAGTCTCCCCGTCTTCGCGACGCTGGACTTCCCGTTCGCTGCGGCGCAGGTGGAGTACCCGCTGCCGGCAGACGTGAAGGACGTCTGGAGCGTCGTGGGCCGGGTCACCGGACCCGAGCTGGTCTCGCACGCCATGCCGAACTGGCGCTTCAACTCCACCGCCTACACGAGCGACTTTCCTACCGGGAAGTCGCTTCAGCTGTGGACCGGCATCACGCCCGGACAGAACGTCCGCGTCCTGTACACCAAGGCGCCGTCCCCCCTGGTGGCCAGCAGCGACGACTTCGAGACTGTCACCGGCTACCCGGACAGGGTCGCCGATCTGGTGATCTGGGATGCCGCCAAGCGGCTCCTGCCCAGCGTCATGTCTGCCCGGCTCCAGCAGACGTCGGTGGAGTCCACCGAGCGGGCGCAGCTCGTCTCGACGCGAGACATCTCGAACGCCGTGCAGACCTACGCGGCGCTGTACGCCGAGGGGATCCAGCGCGAGCGCGACCGCATGTACCAGGAGAACCCGAACTTCCAGACCTTCCAGGGGAGCTGAGTCGTGGCGAACGCGTACAACTACAGCAACACGGCGAACCCAACCACGCTCGCCGGGAACATCTCCGCCGGCGCCACGACCGTCTCGGTCGTCTCGGTCGTTGGCTTCCCGGCGCCGCCGTACGTGATCGCCATCGACTACGGCGCTTCCACGGAGGAGCTGGCCAAAGTGACCGGCGTCGCCGGTCTGGCACTCACAGTAGAGCGCGGCTTCGGCAGCACGTCCGCCCAGAGCCACAGCCTGGGCGCCGTGGTGCGCCCCGTGTACAACGCGGTCGACGCGACCGACTTCCGTACGCACGAGGACTCCACCGCGGCGCACGGCGCCACGGGTGCGATCGTCGGCACGACGAACACGCAGACGCTGACGAACAAGACACTGACCTCGCCGACGGTCAACACCCCCGCGATCACGAGCCCGACGATGACCGGCGGCGGAAGCCTGGCGGGCACGTACACGGGCACGCCGACCTTTTCGGGTGACGTGGTCCTCTCGGGTAGCCCGACCGTGTCGGGCCTGCTCACCGCCTCGGGCGGGGCTCTCATCACCCGCACGGCGGGAACCGTCCCGCTCATCGCCCGTGGGGCCGCCTCGCAGAGCGCCGACATCTTCCGAGTGGAGAACAACTCCAGCACGTCCCACCTGCGGGTGGACTCGACCGGCGCGACGACCTTCGCGCAGCCCGCCACCTTCAGCTCCTCCGTCACTGCCGCCAGCGCGACGGTGAGCGGCACCCTGACGGCCTCGGCGGCCGTGAACGTGGCGGGCGTCATCAACGACTCCATGTCGGCCATCAAGAGCAGCGACACCACGAGGACGTCGTCCTCGCTGACGGCCGATCCGGAACTGTCCATTTCCATCCCGAACGCCAACGCGCTGTACAGGTTCGAGGCCTTCCTGATCATCTACGGCGATGGAGACAACGACATCAACGTCCAGTTCAGCGACGTCTCCGGATCCGGTGGCGGATGGACGCCGATCAACTACTTCAGCGGTGCCTCCGGGACCTCCGGCTCGCCAGAGCTCGTGAACACAGCCTGGGGCGGGACCCGGGTGTTCGGCCTCCACCCGAACGGCATCACGCAGTACGGCATTCACGTCATGGGCGGCATGAAGACGAACGGCTCCTCCGGAACCATCACCCTCAACTGGGGAACCAGCGTCGCCGGCGGCGACGGTACGACCGTCGGTCTTGGTTCGTGGATGAAGGCCGAGCGCCTCGCTTAGGGGTTCACTATGACCGGAATCGTTTCCCGCCTCCCGTTCCCCCTCTCGGGCCGCACGGCCTCGGCCGTGGCCACGTACGCCCTCAAGGGCGTCCAGTACGACGTGGCCATCGCGGGCATGCCCTGGCTCATCAAGGCCGATGACCAGAACGTTCTGACGCGCGCGGGCGCGCCCATAAAGAAATCTCAGTTCGATAACCAGCAGGAGCCGGGAGAGCAGTCGCTCTCCGGCTGGTGGTACCGGGCGCAGTCCTCGTTCATCGGCGGCGCCGGGCTCCTGTACCAGGACCCGTCCTCGGACAACCAGTACGCCATCCGGTACGGCGACTCGGTCGGCGTGAACCCGTGGACAAACGGCAAGCTCACGCTCCTGCGTGAGACGACGCAGCGCATCGCCGATGCCACGGCGAGCCGCCACTTCCTGGTGGGCTGGAACGACGGCACGGACCGCTACTGGTCCGCCGTCGGCACGGCACTGAAGAGCGACACGGGGTCAGCCACGACCACGATCACGTGGGGCGGCGCGGGTACCATCCGGAGCCTCGCGAGCGACGGCACGAACTACTATGCCGCAGACTCCACCGGCATCTACCGCGGCGCCGGAAACGGCGCGGGATCCCTGATCTGGAACACGGGCTCCGCCAACACGGTGATCCGCTGGGTCAAAGGCCGTCTGATGGCGGGCATCGGCCCGTCCATCTACGAGCTGACCACGGGCGGCCCGGCGCTGCCGACCGCCAAGTTCACGCACCTCAACTCCAGCTGGCAGTGGACCGACATCGCCGAAGGCACCAACGCGATCTACGCGAGCGGCTACGCCGGCTCCCAGGGGGCCATCTACAAGTTCGTGCTGGACACCGCCGGGACGGTGCCCACGCTGTCCTCGGGCGGCATCCTGGCCGCCCAGCTGCCCCGCGGTGAAGTCGTTCATTCCATGACGACCTATCTGGGGTCGTTCATCGGCATCGGCACCAGCCGCGGGTTCCGCGTTGGCGAGATCAACGACAACGGAGACATCCAGTACGGGCCCCTGCTGATCGAGAACAGCAGCGGCGTACGCGCCGTGGCGGCCTATGACCGGTTCTTCTTCGTCGCCGCGACGAACGCCATCGAGTCCAAGTCAGGGCTCTACCGAGTCGACCTCGGTCAGCCTGTCCAGGACAACGGGATCTCTGCGGGCACCCGGTACGCATACGCGACCGACCTCCAGGCCAAGGTGACCGGCGAGGTCTCTGCCGTCACGGTCTTCGGGAACAGCGACCGCCTGGCGCTCGCCGTCATCGGCTCGGGCTCGTACCTGGAGTCCGCCTCCACGCTGGAGGCGAGCGGCTACCTGACGACCGGGCGGGTCCGCTACAACACCCTGGAGAACAAGCTCTTCAAGTTCGCCAGCGTTCGTACGCCGGCGAGCATCTTCGGCACCGTGAGCCTGGCGGTCATCGATCCCGGCGGCGCCGAGACCTCCATCATCACCATGGCCGAGGGTTCCTCGGTTGCGATCGAAGACGTGGCCCTGGTGACCCCGGCGCAGCCGGTGGAGTGGATCGCCCTCAAGATGACGCTCACGCGCTCCGCGAGCGACACCACCGAAGGTGGTGAGGTCAACGGCTGGCAGCTCAAGGCCATGCCGGGAGTCGTGCGCCAGCGCATCTTCACGCTGCCGCTGTCGTGCTCCGACCTGGAGAAGGACCGCGCCGGACAGACGGTGGGCGCGGTGGGCCGCACGCTGGCGCGCCTGGAGGAGTTCGAGCAGGTCGCAGCCCGGGGCGACAGCGTCGCCTTCCAGGACCTCCGCTCGGGCCTCCAGTACCTCGTCGTCATCGACAACTACCGCTTCGAGCAGGACACCTCGCCCAACAACAACGGCTCCCGCTGGGGCGGGATCTTGTGGGTGGAGCTGCGCACCATCGCTGACGTCGTCACCTGACAGCAAGGACAAGGACGTGGACTTCCAGATCATCGAGCCCGAGGAGCGGGACGCGTACCCAGTGGCGCCCTTCCTGTCGTACGCGCGCGGCCGCCACACCGACAGGCAGGAGCGCGACCCTGACGTCGGCGACGCCGTGCACCTCTGGGACATGGTCGAGGCCCGCTGTCGAGCGGCCGTCGTCACGCAGGACGACCTGGACACCGTCCAGCTGACGTACCTCATGCCCGGGGAGGCCTCGCTGTACTGCGAGCGCGAGGTCCCGCACGACGAGACCAAGGGCGGGCCGTCCTGGCACTGGCCCTGCGGGGGCCGCTGATGTGGCCCCCCGACCGCGTCATCATCGCGCCGGCCAACGACGCCGAGCGCGAGGCCGTGAAGGTCGCCCAGAGGGCCATGCGCATGGACGACACGGGCGTCATGGACGAGGCCACCAGGGCCAAGCTGCGCGGCGTGCAGCAGCTCTTCAAGATTCCGGTCAGCGGCGTGCTGGACCGGGCCACCTGCGAGGCCCTGGACCGCCTGCGGCCTCCGTCCCTGAGGGAGTAGGCATGGACATCAAGGATCTGGTCGAGCGGTCAGGGTGGACCGGAGCGGAGGCCCTTCTGGCCGTCGCCATCACGGAGCTCGGCGACGTGAGCGTCTGGTGGGCGGCGCCCCTGGCGCTCGTGCTCACGGCGGCCAAGGTGTGGGTCCACGGGCGCATACGCCCGAAGGAGGCTGCGTGAACGAGGACGACACCCAGGGCCCCATTGCGGTCGCCCTGGCAAGGCTGACGGGCACCATCGACACGGGCTTCGCCAAACTCGATGGTCGCCTGGACGTCGCGCTGGAGCGCCAGATCACCACGGAGCGCGAACTTCGTGAGCTGAAGAAGAAGGTGACCCAGCTCGAAGCGAAGATGTACAAGCTGGCCATCACGGCCGCCCTACTGGGCGGCGGTGGCGCCACTGGCGCCTACCAGCTGTACGCCTAAGAAGTCCCACAACGCAAAAAAGAGCCCCTCCCGAAGGAGGGGCTCTTCTGCTTGCCGGTTGAGGTCCAGATGATCAGTCCGGGCCCGGCAGGCGCCGGCCCTGGTCCTTGGAGAGGGGGCCGGAGGGCCATTGTGTCACGCGTCGAGCGCGTTCACGTCCTCGGGGACCACGGTCACCTGCCGCGTGTAGCGGCGGACCACGTTCTCCGTGCAGCGGATGACCTCCACGGGCTTGTTGTCGTAGAGAGCCTGCTCTTCGGCGGCCGCGAAGGCCGCCTCCTTGTTGGGGTAGTCGTTCCCGATCCCGGGGATGCGGTACCACTCCTTGCCGTCAGCCACGGTCAGCGATCTCCTTTCGCATGTCCTCGACCCACTCTTCGGAAACGTAGATGGGCACAGCATCCGAGCGGCAGGGCTGCTCGTTGATGCCCTGGCAGCGCCAGCAGTACCAGCCGACCTGAGTCAGGGGCTTGTCAGCCACGGTCGCTCTCCTTCGCCGGGTCGATGAGGTCGGCGGCGACCTGCATACCGGCGACGAAGTCTTCCGTCTGCGTCGCCTCGTACTCGCGTGCGTTGTCGTGCTGCCATTCCGCCAGCTCGTGGGCGAACGCCTCGATCAGCGCTCGGCGCTCCTCGGCACTCAACCCTGACGGTTCCATAGCCTCAAAGAGGTCGTCCTGCGCGCTCACGCGTCCTCCCCGGGCTGGATCAGCTCGACCTCGCCCTGAAGGCGCTCCGGCAGCGCCGGCGGGCCGTAAGAGGCGGCCCAGCCGTTCGTGGGCAGCACGTCTCCGCCGGAGACCTCGGGCCCCTGCACGGGGCCGGTCCAGCCCTTGATGGTCGGCTGCGCCTGCCCGCCCTCCACGAGGGCGACGATCCGCTTGAGCTTGCGGACCAGCGTGGCCTCGTCGTCCTCGGACGACAGCGTCACGACGGACTCGACGTCGTCGTCCACCCACTCGAAGCGGGCGTTCTTGGTCTTGAGCGTGAGCATCACATCTCCACGTCGGGGTCGATCAGATCGGCCGCCCACTCGGCGCCGTCCGACCAGTCGTCGGACCGATCGGGGTTCTCCAGTCGGATGGCTCGCGCGAGGGAGGACGCGTAGGCGTCCACCAGCTTCTCCATCTGGTTCTGACTGAGCTTGCTGTAGACGGAGCGAATCAACTGCTCGCGAGCGTTCACGTCGACACCTCCGGGTCGATGCGACGGGCAAGCACTTTGCCCAGGGGCACGTGTTGCTGGATGAGCATGCTCTCCTCGTGCGAGAGCGGCTCGCGGATCTTCTCCGCCAGCTCGTGGGCGAAGGCGTTGATGATCGTCTTCTTCTCGGCGTGCGTGTAGTTGTCCCACAGGGCCCACCACAGCCGCCCGTAGGCGGTGCTCTGATCGGGCGCCTTCACGCCGCCTCCCCGAAAGCGCGGTCCAGCTCCGCCTCGAAGAGACGGTGGATCTCCTCGCGGCTGTGCTCGTGCTTGCGGTCCTCGATCAGGTCCGCGATGGCGATGCGGATGTGCGTGCTCGCGCTGCGCTCGTTCTCGGTCTCGTGGGCCATCAGTCCTCCACCTTGACCACGACGGCTTCGCCGTTCTCGCCCATCTCGGGCTCCCATTCGTCGCCAAGCTCCAGGTCGAAGTCCCGCCCCCAGCCAGAGCAGTGGGCACACAGCGCGGGAGCACCTTCGTCCATGGCGTCCTCGAAGATCTGCTCTGGGTTGGTCTCGTCGGTCTCGACCGTTATCGATCCGTAGGCATGTCCGCTGATGTTGATGCGGTACTTCGGCATCAGCTCTCCTTGATGGGCGCGACGCGTGTGATCGCCAAGACCTGCGCGTCAGGGTGGGTGATGATGAGGGCGCCGTCCTGCGCGGTGACGGATGCGTCACCGGGGACGTAGACCTCGTAGGCGTGGCCTCCGGCCACGCTGTACGCGACGCTGAGCGGCGGGCGCCGCTCGGGCTGGGACGGAGGGACCGCCTTGCGGGGCGGCAGCTTCTCGCAGGCGCAGTCGTCCTCGCAGCCGTACACGTTGTGCTCGAAGAGCGGGTGCCCGCAGTCGCACATTTCGATCGGCTCGTGCAGCTCCGGGCGGGAGCAGCAGACGTCGAAACCGCCATGGCAGGCGCTCTCGACCTCGCCTGCGGCGGGGCAGAAGTACCGCTCACAGACGTGCTCGGGGCCGGGCCCCACCTGGCGCTCCGGAGCCTCCACGCAGCCGCAGATGGACCGCTGGTCCGGTATTGGGGGCGAGGGGTCCTCGCCTGCCATCTGACGAGTAACCTCATCCGCCAGGGCTTGCTGCTGCTCCTCGGAGAGGCAGTCGGGCCAGCGACACGGCTCCGGAAGCTCCACGGTCTCGACCGTGACCGGGGCGTACGTCTTGCAGTCGCAGTCCGACTTGGAGCACGGCCCGTCGACCATGTCGTAGCAGTGCCGGAAGCGGTCATGGCTGCACTTGCAGCGGTTGTTGATGACGATGGGCACGGGCTGCGCCCTGAAGGCGCGACAGTCGCACCCCTGATTCACGCAGGGGTACCCGGCCCCCAGGAAGGGGTGAGTGTTGCGGGTGTGCCCGCAATGGCAGAGCCCTTTGGGCTCATCCTGCGATGAGGGCTCGTTCACGCAGGGCGGGCAGCCCTCAGCTCTGGAGCAGTCGTCGCACGGCATCGGCGCCGCCTTCCGTGTAGATCGAGTTCACGTCGGCTCCCGCGGGGAGCCTGATGGGCCGGGCCTTGACCTCGCGGCCCAGGAAGCTGGCGAAGGAGCCGCCCGCCTTGTCGCCGTCGGCGAAGCTGTACACGGTGTCGAAGTCCGCGAGGCAGCGGGAGAAATGCTTCTCCCAGGCCTTCACGCCGGCGACGCCGACGGCGGGTATGCCACAGATGGAGAGCGTGATGGTGTCCAGCTCGCCTTCGGCGACGGCGATGAAGGGGCTGTCCTTCTTCAGGTCCAGCACGTTGAAGAGGTTCGAGGAGGAGCCCTCCGGCTTGAGGTACTTCCGGTGGCCCTCGATCGACTTGCAGTCGTGGTCCTTGGTGCAGCGGAAGTTCATGTTCACCACGCCAGCGGGTGTGAGGTACGGGATCACCAGGCGCCCGCGGTACTGCTCGTGGCCCAGGAGGGGTCTACCCACGACGCCCAGGCGGTACGTAGCGGCGTCCTCGGGGCTGAAGCCCCGCCCCGTCAGATACTCCTGGACGCTGGTATCGGCCGCCAGGTCGGCCCGGTACGTCGAGACCGCTGTCTCGAAGAATGCTCTCTGCTCGCTCGACAGCGTCTGCATACTCGCAGGACTCCATGGCTTTGATCAGGTTGATGGCGGTCCCGCCTGCCCCGCAGGCGTGGCAGTGGAAGAGCTGCTTCTCCACGTTCACGCGCATGCTGGGGCGGCGGTCCCCATGGATGGGGCAGCAGATGGTCTCCTCGCCCCAGCGGCCTGCGTTCAGCTCAATGCCGTAGTGGAGGAGGACGGCAGCAATTGGGAATGGAGGAGCTGCGCGGCCAGGAAGAGATCGACTCGAACCCATTCGATGTGCCCCTTTCCAGCGGCCGGGAAGTGACGCAACTCCACTGGCAGTTGGCCGATCGGCAGCCAGGCGTCCCACTGCGGGACGGGCTTGTACGCCCGCTTCACGACCAGCATGCAGCGCAGCGCGCCGGCGTTGGTCTGCTCCGCCGTGGTCTCGCGGAACCAGCCCGCGAGCTGCTGCGTCGCAGCAGCCTTGACCTCCACGACCACGCCGGGGATCCCGGCGACGTCGCCCTTGTCCTTGTTGCCGGACAGTGCCCGGCGCTCGGCCGCCGGCCACCAGTTCTGGAGGTAGCGCACCACCTCCCGTTCCGCGGCGGTGCCCTTAGCCTTGCTCTTGGTGCTCACCAGCACCTCCTGGCGTGCATAAGGGCGTAGTCCATTGCGTCCTCCTGGCGCGAGTACGGGTAGCCGTTGGTCGGACGCGACTTCCAGGAGCACTGGTGCTCCCAGGTCCAGCAGTTGCCGTCCTTGAAAACACGAGCCCGCCTCCAGGTGAACTGGGGCGGGCTCGTGTTGGGCTCGTACTCCGGCAGGTCATGCGGGATGCCGGAGTGGGGCTCACTCATCGGTGACTCCGTCCCCGAGGTATCGGACGTACACGAAGTGCTCTCCGGCCGTCTCCTGTCGTACCGCCTCGAAGTCGCCCGCAGGCGCGTAGGGGCTGATCGCTCCGATCCTGATGCGGTACACGGTGTTCCTGGCGGTGTTGTAGGCGAAGGCCTTGTCGATCCGGGCCCACTCACCCGGCTTCTCGCGCAGCATGGTGGCGATGAGCTTGTGGTCGGTCCGCAGGGGCGGGTCCTCCCAGACAAGCGTGACCTTCACGGCTTCACCTCCCGGACCTCGATGCCCGCCTCCCGGGCGAGCTTCATCGTGTGCTGCGTCCCGGACCCCTCCGGGAGCGGGAAGGCGAGGACCAGGTCCGCGCCGGCGGACACCATGCGCACGTTGCGCGCCGGGCCGGCGCCCTTGCCCTGGTCCCAGTTCGCCGGGTACTTCATCTCCGTGCAGCCCATCTCCTTGCCCGCGACGCGGTACCAGTACGACGCAAGGTCGTCGGCGCCCGTCGAGCAGGCGCCATGAATGAGCTGGAAGGCGCCGTGCTCGTGGTAGACGGCCCAAAGCTCGTCGAAGACCTGCTGAGCGTCGCTCCACTTCCTGGAGCCGGTGACGATGACCCTCACTTGCCCTCCTCGCGGGTGAGCCTGATCGGCTCCATCACGTACGTGGGCATCTCGTCAGCGTCGCCCGTGAAGCGCATGGGCGGCGACAGGCGGATGTTCCGCCTCGCCAGCCAAGCGTTGAAGTCATCCCAGACGGCTCCGTGCACGAGCACTTGATAGACCTTGGGGCCGGTCATTCGCCCTCCTCCTGCCGCTTACGCAGCACGTCCGCCCAGGCGGGCAGGTCCGAGGGGTCCTCGGGCAGGACCCCAGCAGCGATGAGCTTGTTCAGCCCCTCGCGGTCGATCGCGATATCCGGACGCCCGAAGGCGTCCGTCTTGGCGTAGGTCTGCACGCCGAGCGAGGCGCACAGCGCCTTGAAGCCCGCGGAGTCGGTATCGCTCACCGCTCCTCCATCCGCTTGATGCGCCGCTCGGCCTGCTCGCGGGTCCGGTAACTGCCGAAGGAGACGCGCATGTCGCGCTCGGTGTCCCACACAATGAAGACCGACCCGGAGTCGAACTGCTGCTGGTATTGGGTCCGCTCCACCTCGCGGACCTCGTAGCGCTTCACCGCTCCTCCTCCGCCTTCTCGATGAGCGCCGCGTAGCCGTCCGCGTGCGCCTGGATCTCCCGGATCTGCCGGGACACGGCCCCGAAGGCCGGACTGGTGGCGACCATGCCGCGCTGACGCGCGCGCAGCTTCTCCGCCTGGAGGTCCAGGCGCGCCTGCTCGAAGCGGAGCTGCTTGAGGACGAGGTCAGTCACAGCCCCTCCAGAAACCGAGCCACGGTCAGGTTGTGCCTCGCGTCCGCGAGGGCGTTGTGGAGCCCGCTGGGCTGTACAGGCAGCTGCGGGTTGCCGAGCCGTGCGACCTCCTGCTGAAGGTCGTTGGTCCACATCGGCGTCCCGGTGGGCAGGTCGATCATGCGCCCGTAGAGCTGAGCAAGGGCGACGTGGTCGTACGCCCCATACCAAGCCCAGAGTTCCGGACTGGGCGTGTCCGCCATGAAGCGCCGCACTCCGGAGGCGATCTCACCATGACGCTTCACGGCCGGATCGGCGTAGTCGAAGAGCCACGCCTTCGGCATGTGGTTGCGCCGGTCTCCGTGACCCTTGGGCAGGAAGGGGACGACGTTCTTCATGAGCCAGTCGTGCTTCCGGATACGACGGATGGGCATGTCCCGATTGACCGCGTAGAACTCGCGGCCGTCCTCGGCGACCATGCCGATCGAGATCAGCTCGATCGTCCTCCCGTCCTCCAGGAACTCGGTGTCGTAGAACACCTTCATCACCAGCCGTCCTCACTCCAGCCGTTGCCCGCATAGGCGTGCGGCTGGCTCTCGAAGTCACCGACGTAGGACGTCCTCGCGTCCAGCGTCATGGGGATGCGGATCTCGGCGTCCGCAGAAGCCTTGGCGTGCCGGTTCTTGACCGGCGCCACGTACAGCCCGCCCGAGTTGTCCACGCCGCAGGTGACGATCACCTCGGGGATCGCCGCCACCTTGCCGTGGATGTCCGAGCGCCTCGGGCACGGTTTCTTCGTGCCCGAGCTGTCCGCGCAGTGGTGCACGAGCAGGACGTGAGCCTCTGTCTCACGGGCGAGCACCTTGGACTGGCGCATGAGGTCTCGCAGGGACCCCCACTCATCGCCCGTGTCGTGCCCGATGTCGGACGCGATGTCCACCACGATCTGCTGGGGCCAGCGGCCCTCGGTCTCGTGATACGCGTACGCGCTCAGCCAGACGTCATCCAGGCTCGGGTCCGGCTTGAACTCCCAGCGGACGAAGTCGTACTGGGCAAGCACCTGCTTGCACTTCTCGGGCTCCGTACGGAGCCACGTCTCCGTGGTCTCGGTCGGGGCCCGCTGGTTGATGGCCAGCAGACGGCTGGCCACGGTGTCCTGATCGCTGTCAGTGGAGAACGCCAGGGTGGGGACGCGCATGTTCGCGATGCCGTTGAGCATGATGCGCGTCTTGTGGGAGCCGGGGACCCCGGCCAGCATCGATACGGATGCCGGCCGAAAGTTGATCCCGTGCGCCCTCCAGGAAGCAAAAGGTGCGGGGAGCGGGTCTTTGCCCAGCGCTCCCCGCACCACGGAACGGGAAAGGGTCTGCAAGCTACACGCTCGTCAGGATCCAGGTCACCGCGATGACCGCGGCGACGATGCCGATCCATACCCCCGGCAGGAAGGCACGCTTGTGCTCTCGCTGCTTGCCGTACCAGGCGTCCGAGCGGACGACCTCCGACGGCTTGACGGGCGCCAGCGCCCGCTGGAGCTCCGCTCCGCGCTCGACCAGCGCGGGCGTGGGGGCGGGGCGGAATCGCCCCTCAGGGTCCGCCCCCGGGCGCGTATACGCCCTGGACCTCGATGCCATGTGTTCACCCCCTCCCCATCGCCCCACATTGTGGGGGACAGGGAGGGTGCCGGGGAAGCGGATCACGCGGTTACGCGGGAGTGGGGTTGAACGCCTGGAACGCGCCCGCGTACTGCGGGTGCACGTACCACGTCTTGTTGGCACCGTTGAAGGAGAACTGGCCGCCCTCCGTGGGGCGGCCCTTCTTCATCTGATACTGCGCCGTGATCTGGTCGAACATGGCCTTGCTGGGCTGGCCGGCGGGCGCCTTGAAGGGCGCGTGGACGGCGTACCAGCCCGCCCCCTGGAACTCGGGGCGGAAGTCCGGGCTCTGCTTCTGCTGGCCTCCACCCTGCTGCCCTCCGCCCCACTGCTGAGTGGGCGGCGCCGGAGGCGCGGGCGGACCGGCGTAGCCGGGGGCGGCGGGGACGGAGACGTTCGGCCCGAAGGGCGGCGGGGTGGGCGGCCCCTGCGGGGGCGCCGGGGGTCCGGCCTGGGCGGGCATCGTGGTGGTCGGGCCGAGGCCGGCGCCGATGCTCGCCTGCGCGCCCATGGAGGCGTGAGCCACGCCGATGGCGCCGTACACGCCGCCCACCTCCAGTTCGTTCAGCGCGGCGACCAGCTCGGTCGCGGTGTGCGCACGCACGGTGAGCTGGGGGGCCTTGCCGGGGGTGAAGTTGAGGCTGATCCGCGCCTCGGGGAGCGGGCCGTACTCCAGGTAGGTCACCTCGGTGTCCCGCTCGGGAGCGTCGTAGTCCTCGGTCTGCTCGGGGGCATTCTCGGTCATGCGTCGTCCTCGTTTCGGTTGATCTGGTTACTCATGCAGCGCGGCTCATGCGGGCCGCAAGTGATGCAGCAGAAATCGCAGTCGCATTCAGCCGGCATCGGCTGCTCGCGTCAGCGCGGTTACCACGTCATCAATGGCCGCGCTGTACCCCTCGTCTCGGGGGTGGCCGGTTCCGTCCACCAGCTGCTCGGTGGCGGCGATAGCCGTTGCCTCGCGGAGCACTTCGACGCGATACGCGTCCACGAGGTCCGTCGCCCAGACCGGATCGCCGCCCGAAGACCTGGTGTCTCGGGTCACGATCTCGATCAGATCGTCCCGGGCGCTCACCCGCGCCCCGCCTTCGACTTGCCCCAAGCCGCCGGCTTCGGCAGCGGCGGCTGGAGCGACCAGTGCAAGACCCTGTCCATCTCGTGGCGGGGCAGCTTGGCCACATCGTCCGAGGCGACATGGATCGTCTTGCGGACGATCCGCGAGACCTTGCGGTAGCTGCGTTCGCGGTAGCTCACAGGCGCTCCTTGTCTTTCTGCTGCGCCTCGCGCAGTAGCTCGTAGTACTCCTGATTCGTGCCGGTCCACAGACCGGTCTCGCGCTCCAGCTCACAGATGCGCGTGTAGCTGAGCTGTCCAGTGCTCAGCAGGCCAGCGACACGCAGCTCTGACAGCAGTTGCGTTACGGCGCGGAGCCAGTAGCGTTCGACCCGCTCCCGCTCTCGGGCCGCCCACTCGGCGGCTTCTGCCGCTCGACGCTCCTCGTCCTCTCGCCAGAAACCTTCCGGGTCGAGGGCGTGTCGGGCCCAGTTGAAGACGTCGTCTGGACGCGTCATCAGTACGGAGGTTGGTTGCTGATGTGACCCGGGTGATCCGGGTCGTACGTGACCGCAAGCGGCCCGTTCTTGGCAGCGCAGGCAGCGGAGACATCACAGATGAAGCAAGAGCGCCCGAGTCCGTTCGCCGGGAAGCTCCCGCTCTGGATCTGCTCCCAGGTCTTGGCGAAGACCTCGCCCACCGCCTCCGGCGTGTACTCCGTGAGGTCCATGGGCTTGCCCAGCGCGCCCGCGCGGTTCATGAACGCGGCGCCGTCGGCGATGGACTCGCCGAACTTCTGCTTGACCAGCGCGGCGTACACGCCGAACTGCGTGGAGCTGGAGGGCGGGCGCTTGCCCGTCTTGAGATCCACGATCCAGAGCTTCTTGAAGACGGGATCCCAGAAGATCCGGTCCAGGTACGCCTTGATCTCCACCGGGCACCCGGGCAGTCGCCCGGAGATGTCCAGCTCGATCGCGGGCTCGCCCTCAGGCGTAGTCCAGATCTCCCAGGGCACGCGCTGGCGCCAGTCGATGTACGACTGGACGTGCGTGAGGCCCATGGCCCGCCAGGACTCGACGTCGTCGGTCCCGCTCCGGCGCCAGAGGTTCTGGTTCGGCTCCTTCTCGGTGGCCTTGGCCAGCTGGTCCTCGAAGCACAGGTCCCAGACCTGCAAGAGATCGAAGGAGCGGTCGGACTCGCTGAGCGTCCAGAGATCGTAGATCTCTGTCGCCTCGTGCACGGCGGAGCCGCCCACGGACCAGACGGCCGGTTGCTGGGGGGCTCGGGCGATGTACTTGAGAAACCACCCCTTGGCGCAGCGCTCGAAGGTCTCCTTCGAGGAGTGCGAGAGGTGCTGGATGGGGCCGCTCACGGGCCGACCTTGTCGGCCATGCGGCGAAGCGCCATACGGATGCCCTCGGCGGTGCCGAGGCGGATGATCGACGACGGGGATCCGTCCCGCTCGGCAACACAGAACCCGTTGCCTCGGCCGAGGATGCCGATGCGGTCATCGCGGTTCTCGATCAGGAAGTCCTCAATGTGCTTGCGGGCGACCTCGATCAGCGTCGGATCTTCTGCCGCTTCGCGCAGCACCTCCGCGCGGTACGCGTCCAGCAGCGGGGCGATCGGAGTCGCCCTGTCCCATAGATTCTCGATGCGCTCTCGCGCTTCACGCGGCATGGGCGTCCTCCTGGACGTCGGCGGCGTCCGGGCGGCGCCGGTACGGCACTACCCAGCGCTCGCGCTTGGTGTAGAAGTGCACGTCCTCCGGGCGGAAGAACTTCTTGACCTGGCCCCGCACAGAGAAGATCTGCATGCGGATCCACTTGCCGTCTTCCGTCTCGCCGGCGTACCAGCCGTCGGCGACCAGGTTCCCGTTGCGCACCCATGCGCTCCGCGCTCCGCGCGCCTCCGGGAAGTCGGGCCTGGGACGGTCGGCCACCGGCAGCTCGACCACCGGAGCCGCCTGCGGGCGGCTCGCCTGCCACTCGGTGATCAGAGCCTCGATGACCTTGGGCATGAGTCCGGTCATGACCTGGATGGTCTTGTACGGGATGTCCCGCGCACGGAGCCTGCTCAGGTGCTCGCCCCACGCGAGCCGCGTCTCTTCCGGCCAGCGCTTATAGCGCTCGCGCTGGGAGATGGCGGTGCGGATCAGGTAGCGCTCGTGCTCATCGCGCCCGCCCCACACGCCGTACTCCTCGCCGAGCGTGTCGCGCCTGCACTCGGCGAGGACGGGGCAGTGGGAGCAGACCTCCTTGGCTTCGTTCCAGGCGGCCTGCACGCCTGCCGTCGGGACCCTGTCGAAGGGGCCGCCGTTGGCGAAGAAGGGCGCCGAGTCGAGCTTGCGGCACACCGCACGGTCGACCCACTGACGCTCAGGGTCGTACAGCAACTGAGCCTCCTATCGGATCCACATGGCCACGAAGAGCCAGCCCATGAGCCCGCCCACCAGGGCGCCGAGGATGGTCATCGCGATGTCCTCGCGGCTGACGCTGATGCGCAGAGCGCGGGCGATACGAGAAAGGCCGCCACGAAGGCGGCCAGCGGTCTTGCGGAAGGCGGTCACGACGCCACCTCCACGTGAATGCGGTGGGACGGGACCAGGGCGCAGCGGCGGCATCGCCGCATCCACTGACGGGCCCAGGCGGGCTTGACCCGGACTGGGTCAGCTACATGCTCGTGCACCTGCTCGGCGTCGCAACCGGGGCAGGAGTCGCGCAGCAGGCCGTAGCCGTGCGCACACTGCGGGATGTACTCGATGCGCTCGTTCATCGCGGCCTCCGGCAGGTGCAGTGCACCTTCTTGCAGTTGTGGCACACGGCGTTCACTCGCTCTCCTTGCGGGGGTTCGGGATCTTGTAGCCAGCACGGCTGCGCCCAGCCATCTCGCCGCGCTTGTACGCGCCCTCCAGGTGAGGCAGCACGTTGGCCAGCACGGCGTAGGTCACGCCGCTGAGGCCGACGTCACCGGGGCCGAAGTACGTCTCCAGCGCTTCGCGGATGTCCTTCTTGAGGTCCATCCGCCACTTCTCGTTGGCCATGTGGCCTCCCATGCAAAGAGCCCCCGCATCAGCGAGGGCTCGTGGTTGATGTTTATGCAGGTCAGGAGGCTAGTGCCAATTGAAACTGGATGGCACCCCGCCACAGCGGCTCGACGGGGACACTGTCCCCGGGTGCCGCCATGTGACCAATGAGGGAGCGGGGGTCAAGTCGCCCCCGCATCTCGATCGGAGGCAGGAGTGGAGGGATGTCCCCCGGGGCGTCCTTCAGGGGCGCCATGATCTGCTCCCAGGCCCCGGACTTGGACCAGCGGTTCCAGCGCTGGCGGATGCTGGCGGGCTTGCCGTACCGCTCGGGCAGATCCTCCCAGCGCATGCCCGTACGGGCCTTAAGGAAGATGGCCTCCAGGACGTCCCGCTTCGGGAGCTGCTTCGGGCCACGGCCCGAGTCCAGCGCCTTCAGCACGGGCTCGATGAGCCCCCATTCCTCATCATCGATGGTGGGGATACGCCGCTGGTTCTCCAGGAACCAGGCTCCGGGGGAGCCCGCCGGCGGCTTCGCCGGGACGGGGCCTGTCACCTCCAGCTCGGCGCCGAGGAGCGCCAGCACCTCCGTTTGATGCTCGGGGGAAAGCTCCGCCAGGTGCAGCCTGGCGACGGAGGCGAGGCGCTGAAGATCCATGAGCTGCTGTTCACTGGCGTCAGCCTCTGCCTGCCATTCGATCACCTGGGCCAGCTCCTTGCGGAGCCGGTCCATCTCGGCCTCGAAGGGCTTTACGGCCCTCTCGGCAGCCTCTTGGGCCTCCGTCTTGGATAGGCCCTGTCGCAAGGCTCGGGTGACCTTCATCGACGCAGTGACGTCGATCAGGTCGTCCTGCTCCGCGATCTGCCCCTTCAACTCCTTGATCCGGTCGGTGAAGTTGACCCGATTCCGGGCCGCGAGCTGGCTCCAGTCCTTCGCCATCGCGTTGAGCTGCCGCGGGTCGCCCAGCAGTGCGCACACGCGGCGCCATACGGCCTGCTCGATCAGATCGGCATCGATCTGCGAGCAGTCGCATCCCTTGCCGGTACAGCGATACATGCGGTAGTCGCCGCGGTCCTTGCGGCGGTACCCGGTGTACCGGCCGCCGCAAGGGCTCTTGAGCCTCCCGGACACCGGGTAGGACGTCGAGTCTCGCTGAACGGACTGCGAGCCCGCCAAGTGCTTCTGGGCCGCCTTCAGTTCCTCGATCTCCTCGGGGGAGAAGATCTCAGGCAGCTGAATGACGACGCTCTTCCCGTACAGGGGGTTCCCGTCCTCGTCCAGCTTGGCCGTGCCCCGCTTCCGCGTGACCACGGTGTTGCTGAGCAGTGCAGCGGAGGTGAGGATCCAGCGGACGTTCCGCTCGTCCCACGGACCGCCATCGCGCTTCACGCGATGCTCGGCATTGAGCACGGTCGCGATCTGGCCATAGCTCTTGCGTCTGATGCGCAGCTCCCGCATGCGGCGAGCCGTGTTGGCCTCGCTCTCACAGACCGCCGCAATGGACTCGCCCCGGCGACCTTGGTTCTTGATGTACCAGCCGTAGGGCGGCACGCCGCCCGGCCAGCCGCCAGACTGGGCCTTCTTCTGGATACCGCGCTGCGTGCGCTTGCGGATGCGCGTGTACTCCTTGAAGGCGTAGTTCGCCTCCTCGCGCATGGCGGCCTTGCCGTCCTCCGTGGTGTTGTCGATCCCCTTGTCGGCCACTGCCACGGCGACGCCGAGATCCTCCATTTCCCACACCCAGCGCCAGAAGACGCGCTCCTCGCGACCGATGGCCCGGGTCTCCGGCACCACGACCACGTCGAAGGGGCGCGGCATCTGGCGTGCGAGCGCCATCAGGCGCGGGATGTCGTCACGCTCCTGCCAGGGGAGGGAGCCTGAAACCCCCTCGTCCTTGAAGGTGTCGACGTGCTCCCACTCGCGGTCTTCGACATAGTCGAGCGCCAGCTCTTCGCCGGCCTCGATGCCGTATCCCTTGAGCTGCTCCTCGGTGGAGACGCGCACGTAGACAACGGCGCGCAGTGTGCGCCGCTCGGCGCGGTCGAGTGCCCGCATGGCTGCTGTGAGAGTCTTGCTCATGTCAGTCCCTTCACGACTGGCCGGACCCCGGAACGTGGCTGCGTTGCCGGGGTCACCCATGCGGCGGATTATGCCGCGAGATCGCCCGGCCTGGGCGTGAAGAGGATTTCCAACAGCCGTTCGTAGGCGCCCTGGTCGGGCTTCGCTTCGTCATCCCAGGTGAAGGTGATGTCGACGCTCGGCGCCGAGTCGCCGGCGTAGCGCTCCTTGAGCCAGGCGCTGGCCTCTTCGCCCCTTATCGATCCGTCCTGCATGTCGTACCTCCGTCCCGCGCCCCGTCGGCGCGGTCAGGCTGCTCTGGTGCAGCTGTGTACAGGCGCCCCCGGTTCATGCAGGGAGCAGTTGAGGTCAACCGGCTTCCCGCACCAGTGGCACGCGGGTGCATGCTTGAGCCCGCACAGGCAGGCGGGCTCGATGCCGCGCGGCAGAGAGCGCACGGCCTCCACGACCTCCTCGGCGACCTGATCGCCGCGATAGAAGTCCCAGGCATCCAGGGCGCTGGCGAACATCGGCGCCAGCATGAACCGCCCCTGCCCTCGCTTCTTGCTCGGGTCCCAAGCGAGTGCCTGGCCGGGCTTCCGCGCATCCGTGCAGGGCCTCTCCAGGACAGCCTTGAACTTCTCCCGGCTGTCCAGCAGGAGCGGGGACGAGAAAGGCCCCAGGATGACCGTGTGGGTCTCTTCCTGGGGCCCGTACTGGATCTGGCCGACTACGGCCAGGCGGTGCGTCCGTGATCGGACGTCATCGAGGGCCTGTATGGCGGCTATGGCGACTTCCTCAGCCGTCCGCTCCGCGTTCTCCGGGTCCGCCAGGGCGGACGCTACGGCGTCGATCTCGCGCTTCTTCACCCTGCCTCTTCCAGTCTCCGACCGTGCTCTTGCCGACGCCGATGACGTCGGAGATCTCCTGCACGGTCAAGCCGGCCGTGTTGAGCACGGCCAGCTTCATCTTGAACTCCTCGGCGTTGCGCTGGTAGGCCTCGTACGAGAGCGCCAGGTCCTCTTCCAGGGCCTCACGAACGTCCTGGCTCAATTCGATCCTCTTCCGCGGTGGCACGGCGGATTCCCCTCAATAGATGCGGTCGGTGGCAGCATGGGACAGTGTGGAGCAGGCGCGTGGGTGCGTCGGCACGCAGGGGCTGTCTTGCCGAAAACTTAACCGAACGTGTCCGATTTGAAGCGGAGCCGTGGAGCTGATGTGATCACCGCAGGTCACCGCACCCCTTCCCTCCGTCAGGGAAAAGGCTTTCTGCGGTGCCTGCCGCGCGGGCGCCGGGCTACCAGCGCCGTGGGCATCGTGCAGGTGCTACCCCGCAGTCGGCCGCCGGAGTCGGCGGTGACCACGAGTCGTACGGTGTGGGGGGTGGGGGTGCTGTGCACCCGCGCATAGGTCGGACCGGCGTGCCCCTTGCGGGGCCTTACCAGCACGAGCATGCCCCGATGGTGTGACATCGGGATCCGGTCTCCTCTCCAGGGAACGAGCGAGGCCCCGCCGGAATGGCGGGGCCTCGTGACCATTCGGTTTGGGTTCAGGCTGGTCAGACCCTTACGGCTGCTCCTGAGGTGCGGTTGCAGCGAAACTCACCAGCCCCTGTTCCCGTCGCCGAGTAGTACGCGTGTGACCGCGACGAACCTCGGCTCGACGTCCCTCATGGTGGCTGTGGACGGGGCAGGAGTCGAACCTGCCTGACGCGGATCAACGGCCGTCGCGATGACCTCCCCTATTGCCGCCCCCTCGGGGGCGACCGGCGCCAGCCTGCATTGCCGGAATCGAACCGGCCTACGCCTGTGCCTCTCCGTCCCTACTGGGCTACGCGACCGGTCGGCCGCGCTCCCAGAGCTCTTCGGCATGCTCCGCGAAGCGGTCGAACATGCCGTGGTCCGCCCTCCGGCGAAGGTGCATCATCGGGCTGTCGTGTCCGACGAGACGCGCCAGATGCGGTGTCACGAGGGCGTCGTCATCCATACGGAAGACGCTCAGCCCCACGTGGTTCATCGCGTCCTCAGCGGCGCTGTAGCGGGCCTCCAGGCCTGGCAACTCGCCCAGGCGTGCGAGATTCTCCAGCGTGATGTGGATGCGCGCGGACACCGTGAAGGCGGTGTCCTCAATGCGCTCGCGCTCGGCCGTGACCGCCCCCTCGGGGTCGCCCATGAGGAAGCGGACCCGTACGCCCTTGGCGGACAGCTCCTTCAGAGTGCGGTCGAAGCCGGGCTGCTGGGTGAACAGGAAGTAATTGGTGTAGCCGGCGAGCACGACGTCCTTCTTCGCGGACCCGATCAGGCGCGTCCACACGGACGTGGGGCACGCCGACCGGTACGGGTACATCGCAAGCATCTCGCGGTCCGGACCGGTCTTGATGACGCTCGACTCGCTCGGCCACAGCATCTCTTCGGATACCCCCAGGTGGTAACTGACCTTGGACCTCGTCCCAGGGTGAGGTACCCGGGATGAGTCCGCCAGCCATTGTCTTACCGTCCCCGGGCTGACCCCTACGAGGGTAGCCAAGTGGTTCACGCCGAGGTTCTTTGCAGCCATAGCATCACTGAGCGGCGTATTCAAGTGCTTCCCCCTGCACGTTTTTATCGTTTTCTACGTTTCCGACGCTATAGGCAAAGCGTGCAAGGTGTACCGCTCTTGCGGGTTGTTCCAGGTCAGTGCCTTGTCGATGCTCTCCGTATGACCAACGTCACGGAGAGGGAGTGCAGCGCATGCGCGAGACTCCAGCGGGAAGCGAAAGAAGCAGCGGCGGCGTACGACCGCAGCCGCGAGACGGATGCTCGTGTGCTTCTCCGCAGGCACATGCGCCAGGTGCACGGGACGGAGCTTCCGCTCCCGTGGTCGTAGAGCCCGACTACTCGGCCATGCGTGTCAGCGGTCCGTACGGGCTCGCCGGCATGGACTTCTAGACGCCCGTCCCGGTTGGGCACCCCTCAACAGGTGGCAGCACCCAGCCGGGGCGGGTCCCCCGTCCCCCGTTCGAGTGGGACGAGCAGTTCCGCACCACGCACCACAGGCGCAAGCGCCAAGGTGGAGTGCAACTTCTTCGAGGAGATCCACATGGTGCTCGCGCCTCCGTCATGCCCCCAGTGCTCCGACAAGCCGATGCTCTGGAAGGACACCACTCGCATGCGTCCGAATGTCCCGGACTCGTGGAATTGGTACTGCACCGGCTGTAAGGGGAGCTGGAGGCCCACCACAGAACACGTGGAGGAGTACCCCTATGGGACACCAGCAGGATCACCGCATCCCGTGCGGACGGCAGATGCCCGCCCCTCTGCCCGGTAACCCGAACAACACTCAGACGTGCTCGGGAACCAAGAGCGTGATCTACGTGTATGACGACAACGGCAACTGCATCTCGCAGACCGCGTGGCCGTGCAACAGCTGCGGCAACGGCTGACCGTTGACCACAGAAGCCCCCGGATTCGTCCGGGGGCTTCGTCGTGCTTGGTGCCCCCACCGGCGCGGATTGTGCCTCATGCCGGCGGGGGGTCGGTGGCCGTGCCACCACAGGCCCGTACGCCCAGGGGAGAGGTCCCAGGCGTACGGACTTGAGGTCTCACGGACGAAGGGGAGAGACCCCCGCAGGGGAGTGCGGGGGTCTCTCGGGCCCGGCGGGGGAAGCCGGGCGGTCTAGGGGTGGCGCGCCTCAGCGAGCGCAGTGCGGGCGTCCTCTAGGGACTCCCACGCCATCGGCGTCGTACTCTTCGGGTACGTGTGCGTCCGCGCGATGCTCTGGGCGCGGTTGACGTCCCAGTCGGCGGCGGGCAGCAGCCAGTACCGTCCCGTGCGGTGCAGCATGCCGTTGAACGTCTGACTGCGCCCCCGATAATCGCCGTCCCCTCCACGGTCATCGCTAACCATCTTGATCTGCCCGTCTCGGGTCAGATTGCGCACGGTCATGAGGACCAGTCGGACTCCCTCGTCCACACGGCCGTATGTCGCGGCGGTGTACGAGGGGCGCAGTTCGACCATCACCAGATCGCCCCGACGGGGGCGAATGCTCTCGCTCACGCGCTCTCCTCCATTTCTTCCGCCGCCTGGTGGAGCAGCGCCTTCATGTGCGCGAGCGCCATGCGTACGCCGTAGACGATGCGTCCGTCCGTGAAGTGGTACGCCCCGGGGTTGCTCCGGTCGACGTACAGGAACGCGTTGTGGCCCACGGCCTGCTCGTACTGCATGTCCAGCGCGAGCAGTTCGAGCCTGAGTTCGGCCTGGGTCACGACTGCTCACCACCCTCGACGGAGTCGATGCGGAAGCAGTGCTTGTTGAGGGGGTGGACGGCGTCCATCCCGATCGGGAGCCCCGAGACGTACGAGGCGAACCAGCGCGCCTCGACGCGCGTCGCCAGACCCTCGTTACGCAGGAAGTCGGACGCCGCCAGCGCGGCGTCCACCACCGTGCTGAACGGCCCCTGCTCCTTCTCTTCGCCGCTCGGCGTGATCCGGGTGAGCTTGTACATGATCTGCCCCTCTCCAAAGGCAGTTCGGCGCCGCGCGGATCAGGCGCGGCGTGGTCCTGTGTCTGCAAGACCAAGAGGACGCCCGTGCGAGACGGGCGCCCGATGGCGCTACAGGGTCAGGCGACGCGCTGATCGCGGGCCGCCACGCCCCCGGTCGTCCAGCGGGGGACGCTCTTCCAGTCGATGAGGACGCCGGGGGCGTGGCGAACGCCCATGCGCTGGACGCGCAGGCTGGCAAACTTGATGGTCTGGCGCATGGTCACTCTCCGGTCTCGCCGTCGGGGTTGTCCGCGATTTCGCACGCGGTGGAGCAGTACAGCTCGCCGGGCGGCACGCCGGGGCCGCCGCAGAGAGCGCACTCGTCTTCCACGGTCACTCGCCCTTCGAGACGAACAGCGTCATCGCGTGGCGCTCGCCGTGGAGGTACGAACCGCACCCCTCGCACTGCGAGGTGCTGAAGGTGTTCGTCTCGCAGTCGCACTCGCCGCGCCACTCACCCTCGATGCGGTTCTGGCAGTCTTCCGCGTGCTCGCTCCACGCCAGACCCATGGTGGCGTGGAAGCCCTCCCCGATGGACGACAGGGGCTCTTCGTCGTGGCCCTCGTGGCATCCGCCGCACTCGCCGTTGGCCTCGTGCAGCATGCAGTCCATGCAAACCCAGATGGTGCCATAGATGGTCTCGCTCATGGTGATCTCCCTCTCCTGAAGATCAGACCGCCGGGGATCAGCCGGCGGCGCTCTCATCCGTAAGAGCAAGGGGGCGCACCTGCAAGAGGTGCACCCGATGCTGCTGCGGATGGATCAGTCGCAGTGCACTTCCGCGTTCGCGTCGCAGTACGCGCAGTCCATGTCCGAGTCATGGTTGGCGGTGCAGTAGCACTCCGTGGCGCACGACGTGCACGGCCACTCCGCGACGCCGCATGCGTCGTCACGCTGGCACTCGGGCCACGTGATGGTGTCCGGGTCGCCGCACCCGGCGGCGTGGCACAGCTCGCACAGCTCCGGCCGTGCCGGGTTGCTGCTCACCGTGACGTCCATGCAGTCACGGCAGGCGCAGGGGGTGTACCCGCTCACGGTCACTCACCCCCATTGATCTGTGCGGAGGCGAACTCATAGGCCATGCGCGCCACCTGGGCGTGCGTCTTACGCGCTTCCATGTGGAAGGTGTCGGCGTCGTACACGTGCACCGGGCCGTTCATAACGGTCACGGTCCACGTGCCGGGGTAGGAGCGACCCAGGGTCCCGCCGCCGTCCTTGTCGACGCCGATCTTCAGTCCACCGATGGTGGTCTCGTACTCGCTGGCACTCGGCGTCTCGCTGTCCTGCGTCATGGCGTCAAGCCACGCGTACCACTCCATGCCGTCGATGACGTAGTCACCAGAGACGCCCTTGACGTCCGCGGGGACCACATTGAGTCCCGCGCGGGTGGCCAGCGTGACGATGTCCGACACTTCGGCGAGCCAGGGTTCGTCCGTCAGGCGGTCGATGCGGTTGCCCGTCTGCTCGGGGGCGTCCTCGACGTCAACGTCGGCCAGGAACTGCGCCCAGCCGCCCTCGTAGTGGCGCTGTACGCCACGGACGATCTGCTCGCCGGACAGGTCGGCTACGTCGCTCTCGTCAAGGTCGCCCCAGACGCAGTCCAGGATCCATGCACGCGCTTCCCGCAGCTGCGGGAGTGTCACGGTGCTCATGTCGATGTTCTTCATGATCGCCTCTCCAAACGATCAGGGCCGGGGATCAATCCGGCCGGAAACTCATCAAGCGGGCAGGCACGGGGACCGTGTTGCTGGCCAGGGACCATCCCTGCCCGCATGACGAGTGACGGACCGGCGCGGCATCGCACGGGGCACTGAGGCCCCGCATCAACCCGCGAACAGTCCGTCATCGCCAGCTTTGTGTGCGGCCCTCAGGCCGCGTGTGCAGCATCTCGGTTGCTGTACGTACCGGCCCCCTTCTCAGTGCCAGGGAGCGTGTGCACTGACGCAACGTCTCGCGACGTGGCATCCACGCGGTTTCTCATCCGCGTTCGTCCGCTTCGGCTTGGTCCCGCCGTCTGGACTCGATCTTCAGTTCTCAAGGTGCAGGCGCTTCCTTGAGTCGGCTTGCGGCCGACCTCCGGGCGACTCTCGGTGGCGTGAACTCGCCGTGAATCTGGGCGTGTTCGAGCTACTCGAATCACTAGGGGTTGTTCCTGTTTGGGCTGCCCCCTTGGCGATGACCTAAGACTGCACTCATCCGGATTTCCGGTCAAGCCCATCGACGAAACTTCTTCTGACCAGTTTCGGAACAACGCTCTGACCTGCACTTCTTAGGGTTGCCCAAGAGATTGAAGAATCTCATGCCATCTTCAAACGTCCGAAGATCCGGATCCGGAATGGTGGACCACCGCATGTGCGGGACGTGTGAGTACGTGTCAGGTGCGCGGCCGAAACGTGCGGGCGCACGCAGAGCGCACGGGGTGTGAAACAGGGAGCGTGCAGGTCAGGCATGGCGCGGCGGGCATATGCCGACGCGCAGACGTGTCACGAACGGATAACGGACGTGGCTGATGTGACGCCTAGAGGCGTACGCGCGTACGACGCGTCACCCGGAAGCGGAATGAGACAGGGGCGTGAGCGCCCGCGACTGCTGTCGCGCGGCATGGAGGAGAGCGTCTCGCCGGAGCCGGCGAGCACCGCGTGGCGTCGACTCAAGCGGCGGTCAGCAAGGGGCTCCTGAGGCCCTCTCGCGCGCGTGCGCGTGCCCTCCACCCGGAAGGGTGGAGAGGGACAGCTGGCCGCTTCAGCGGCCCGCTCTGCCGCTCTTGCGGCGGCAGGGATCCGGCGGCGAAGCGTCAGCTTCGTACGCCCGCGTACGACAGCTCACGGCCGTTAGGCCGTGCGCTTGAGGGGATGACAGCTCCGCCGTCATCAGACGGCGGTGGTGCGGGAGGCGAAGCCTCACGCGCGTGCGTACTGTCCACCTATGGGTGGACACAGCTCACGCACCCTCAGGTGCGTGGACAGCTGCGGCCCATCAGGGCCGCTGCTCTGCCCCAGCTTGCCGCCATCAGGCGGCAGCTCTGCCTTGGATACAAGGCATGCGGGCCGAAGGCCCTGCTCGTGCTCGGACAGCTGCCGGAGCTATGCGGAGGTGCTGTCCACCTCGCTTGCTCGCGCTCGGCACCGTTTGCGGTGCCTGCTCGCCCCTGCTGCCTGCGTTCGCAGGCCGCTGTCAGCGTTTGACCCCCGGGTGTTAAACCCGGGGCCGAGCGCGAGCGATGGTCTCTCGCCATCGCTCGAAGCTAGACCCCCTAGCTCTGCGCCGGCCTTTGTGGCCGGCAGCTCCGGACCTTTATGGTCCGGGCATGCAGAAGGCCCGCCTGGAGCGGGCCTGAGAGCGTCTCACGCCCCTTGACCAGGGGCGTCGCTGCGGCCTGAGGGCCGCACATGCGAGAGCGGAGGGGCTTTTTCCCTCCGGTCGAGCTTCGCTGGGTCGAGCTTAGCTGACGCCATCCCAGATTTGTCAATAGCTGGGCCGCATTTCCTTGTAACAGTTCATCAACAAAGTTATCCACAGGTCTCTGTGGATAATCTAGCGCTGCTAGCGGAATTCCTGCGCTCGACGTACCTTTCGCCCCCGGCCGGGGCCCCTGACGGGCCCCCAGGACTGGGGAGCTGGGATGACGGCGGAGCGATACCCGTACCGCGAGGGCGAGACCGTCGTTCTCGGGCCCGAAGTCTTCGCCGGCGCCGACGAGCAGGTCATCTGCTGGCGCGGCATGAACTACGTGCCGCAGCGCACCGACAGGAGCCGGGTTCTCGCCGAGCTTCGCCGCGACATCCACGAGGCGCTCGTCGTCCTGTCGGCCCCTGAGGCCGACCGCGTCCGCCGCCTGATCGCGCGCCTTGAGGCCGCGGCTGCCGCCTGATGGTCAAGCTCATCGCCGACCCCGAGAAGCTGCCGGCCCTGAAGCCCAGGGACCGCCGCAACTCCACGCTGTCCTCCGCGGAGAAGAAGAAGACGATCATTGCGACCGTCCGCATGGGCGGCACGATCGAGGAGGGCTGCCGGCAGGCCGGCTGCTCGCGCAAAACCCACGAATACTACCGAAAAAGCGATCCGGACTACCGGGACCTGATCGACCGGGCCTTGCAGGCCAAGGCCGAGGGCGCTGAGGCGGCGCGCAAGGAGGTCCCGGACTTCCCGGAGTTCTGCGCGAGGTACCTGGACACGCAGCTCGCCGCGCACCACCTCCAGTGGTACGACCTCCTGGAGGGCCGTCCGCCGCGGGACCTGCATCCCGCGCAGCGCTACGTCCCGGGTGACCCGGACACGATCCTGGTCAACACGCCGCCTGAGCACGCGAAGAGCACCGTCATCACCACGAACTACGTGGTCTGGCGCATCTGCCAGGATCCTTCGATCCGCGTGCTGATCATCTCGAAGACGCAGAGCCTCGCCGCGAAGTTCCTCTTCGCGATCAAGCAGAGGCTTGCCGAGTCGAAGGCGTACGCCGAGCTTCAGCGGGACTTCGGCCCGCCCGGCGGCTGGGCCGAGGGCGCGTCCACCTGGACGAACACTCAGATTCGCGTGGCCGGGGTGGACTCCGGCGAGAAGGACTACACCGTGGAGGCCGTGGGCCTCGGTGGCCAGATCTACGGCACGCGTACCGACCTGGTCATCATGGACGACTGCGTCGACAACACGAACCACCAGCAGTTCGAGGCGCAGATTGACTGGATCCAGAACATCGTGGGCTCCCGCGTGGCCGACATGGGCGGCCGGATGCTGCTCGTGGGCACGCGCATGGCGACGGTGGACCTGTACTCCGAGATCCTCCAGCCGAAGTACTACTCCGACGGCAAGTCGCCCTGGACGTACCTCACCCAGCCGGCTGTTCTGCACTTCGCCGACGACCCGAAGGACTGGGTCACGCTCTGGCCGCGGACCAACCGGCCGCCCGTCTCGAAGGCGGCCCGGAACCAGGCCATCGCCGAGGGATGGCCGATCGACGGCATGTGGCCGGCGTGGCCCGGCCCCGCGCTCGCGCGCAAGCGCTCCCGCATGGCGCCGCGGAACTGGTCCATGGTCTACATGCAGGACCAGGTGGCCGACGATGCCGTCTTCCGTCAGGAGGACGTCCAGGGCTGCGTGGACAGGGCCCGGTACCCGGGCCGGATGTTCGACGGCCAGTCGGACCACCGCAAGTACGGCATGGATGGCCTCACGGTCGTGGCGGGGCTGGACCCCGCCGCCGCGGGGTGCACGGCCATGGTGGTTGTCGGTCTCGACCGCCGCACGGGTCAGCGCTGGGTATTGGACGTCATCAACGAGCGGGGCATGCCGCCGCACCGCATGCGCGAGGAGATCAGGCGCCTGACCGAGCGCTACGGCATCCAGGAGTGGCGGATCGAGAAGAACGCGTACCAGGCCAGCATTGTCCAGGACGCCGAGATCCGCACATACCTCAACGCCCGCGGCTGCCTCCTGACGCCGCACCACACGAACTCCAACAAGTGGGACAGTGACTTCGGCGTGGCCTCCATGGCGACGCTCTTCACCGGCTGGAGCGAGGGGCGGAACCTCATCCGCCTGCCCAGCCAGACGCAGTCCGAGGGCGTACGCGCCCTGATCGAGCAGTTGTGCTCATGGTTCCCCGAGACCAAGGGTCTGACCGACACGGTCATGGCGCTCTGGTTCGCCGAGATCCGCTGCCGCGAGCTGATGGTGAGCGAGGGCGGCGGCTGGCATGTGAACAACTCCGAGTGGACCTCGGAGCGCGACCAGGCCGGACAGCTGGTCGTGGACATCGACTTCGCCCTTCAGCAGGGCGCCAACGGAGCCTGGGACGGCTCCTTGGATTGGTGAGGGAGTGGGTATGGAGCAGAAGCCCAGTGTGGGCCGGATCGTGCACTACGTGAGCCACGGGACACCTGGTGGCGAATACGGCAAGGAATGCCGAGCGGCTGTTGTGACCGAGACTCACGGCGAGGACTCCCTGGGACCGGTGGTCTCGCTCGCCGTGTTCAGTCCGTCGGGGATGTTCTTCCCGACGCGATGCGCCCTCGGGGGCCAGCTTCACGGGGAGGACCCCACCGCCGCGTACGGCGGCACCTGGCACTGGCCGGAGCGTGCCTGATGGCCTGGTACCCCGGCGCCATCAAGATGGAGCTGCAACCAGAGAGTGACTCCCAGGCGGCCATCCGGCCGACGCAGTTCATCATGCACAGCATCGCCGCCCCCTGGGACGAGCGGCGCATCTACGAGTTCTGGCGCGACTCGACCAACCTGGAGAGCCACTTCGGGCTCGACTTCGACGGCTCCCTCGGGCAGTTCATCGGTACGCAGACCAAGGCCGACGCCAACTACCGCGCCAATCTGAGGCCTGACGGTACCGGCGCCATTTCCATCGAGACGGCCTCGAACCTGGAGCACACGGACCCCTGGACGCCGTCGCAGGCCGAGGAGCTGATCAAGCTCGGTGTCTGGGTCCACCAGACCCACGGCATCCCGCTGCGCATCTGCCGGTCATGGGATGACCGCGGCTACGGCTACCACGCGCTCTACCCCGAGTGGTCCGTCTCGGGCACCGCCTGTCCTGGCGCCGCTCGCATCAAGCAGTTCAAGACCATCGTCTTCCCGGGCATCGTCGCCCGGGTGAACGGTACTGAGGAGGAAGACATGACCCCCGAGCAGGCAGCCCAGCTCACCGCGCTCACCAAGCAGGTGTCGGCGATCACGAAGGTGCTCGTGCCCTACATGGGCTGGCAGTACGACGGCCAGGGCAACGTGGACGCCTGGGGCTTGCTCAACAACACTGCCGCCACCGTCACCGGCCTCTCCAAGTCGCTCGCGGCCCTGTCCGCGAAGGTCGACTCACTGAAGACCACCGGTCTGACCTCCGAGCAGATCACCGCCGTCGCCAACGCCGTGGCGGATGTCCAGGCCAAGCGCCTTCAGGCCTGAGCTAGCGGCGCTAGGTCTGTACAGAACGTACACTTCTCCGCCGGGAGGTGGTCATGCGGGATATCAATCCGATCGCGCGGCGGGTCGAAGTGCTGCGCCGGGACGCGATCGAGCGGGACGCTCGGCACCAGACGGTCTTCGACGCTCGCGCGCAGAAGATCAACAACATCCAGCCTGGCAGCCTCCCCGATGCCTGGCCGCGGCCTGTCACCGCGAACGCGATCGACAACGCGGCGCGCCAGCTCGCTGAGAACCTGGCGCCGCTGCCGTCGATCAACTGCGCCTCCGGCGTGATGACGTCGGACCGCTCGAAGAAGTTCGTAGGCCGCAAGACGAAGGTGGCGTACTCGTACGTCACGGACTCGAAGCTCAAACGGCAGATGCCGACGGGTGCCGACTGGTATCTGACGTACGGCAGCCTGCCGTTCGTGGTCGAGCCCGACTTCGAGCACGGCCGTCCGCGGATCCGGCTCGACAACCCGATGAAGACGTACGTCGAGTACACGCTGAACGGCGACGTGCGCTCGTATACGAAGGTCTGGCGGGAGAAGGCGTCTCAGCTTGCTGCCAAGTTCCCTGAGCTGGCCGAGTCGATCCTCGGCCGACAGAACGACCCCTTCGGCAAGTCCTCCTCTGCGGAGACCGAGCTGGAGGTCGTGAAGTTCTGCGACGCGTACCACTACGTGCTCTACATGCCGGAGCGCCAGAACCTCAAGCTCATGGAGACCGAGAACCGCTTCGGCAAGGTGCCGGTCGCCATCGCGACCAAGCCACAGTGGGACGGGGAGGATCGCGGGCAGTTCGATGACGTGATCTATCCGATGCTCGCGCGCAACCGCATGGCGATGCTCGCGCTCCAGGCGACACAGCAGACCGTCCGGGCGCCGCTGGCGATCCCGACGGACGTGCAGCGCATCTCGATGGGTGACGACGCCGTCATCAGGACCAACTCCCCCGAGAAGATCCGGCGCGTAGGCCAGGACATGCCGCAGGCTGCCTGGCAGCAGGAGTCCATCCTGGACCGCGAGGTCATGCGCGGTACGCGTACGCCGGCTTCGGCCACGGGCGACGTGGACGCCTCCATCATCACCGGCCGTGGCGTGGACGCCCTGAACGGCGGCTACGACATCCAGGTGGCCACCGGCCAGCTCATGATCGGGGACGCGCTTGAGCGCGCCCTGGAGCTGTGCTTCGAGATGGACGAGAAGTACTGGCCGGACCAGAAGAAGACCATCTCCGGCGTTATCAACGGGACGCCGTTCGAGGAGACGTACACCCCGGCCAAGGACATCAAGGGCAACTACCGGGTGTCCGTCTCGTACGGCTTCGCCTCTGGGATGAACCCGAACCAGGCCCTGGTCTTCCTGCTCCAGCTCCGCGGCGATCAGCTCGTGCCGCGGGACTTCGTCCAGCGCCAGCTGCCGATGGACGTCGATGTCGCGCAGCTTCAGGCCCAGGTCGACATTGAGCAGGTCGAGGACGCTCTGAAGCAGGGCATCTTCGCCATGCTCTCGTCCGCCGGGATCATGGCCCAGCAGGGCATGGATCCCACCATGGTGCTCGCCCAGGCGGCCTCCATCATCCAGATGCGCGAGAAGGGCATCCCGATGCACGAGGCCGTACTGAAGGCGTTCCAGCCGGAGCCGGCGCCCCCCACGTCCACGGCTCCGCCCGGGGCCCCCGGCGTCGAAGAGGGCGGCGCCGGGGTGCCCTTCGGCATGAACTCGACCACGGGTGCTCCCGGAGGCATCGCCCCGGGTCAGGCCCAGATGGGCCCCGGCGGAAAGCCGGACCTGATGAGCATGCTCGCCGGCCTGACGGCGGGCGGTAAGCCCTCCCTGTCCACCTCCGTCAAGAGGAGCGTTCCGGCATGACGTGCCAGACCTGCGGCCGTCCGGCCGAGAACGGCGTGGCTACCCATTGGCTCGGGTGCGCGGGCGCCCCGCGAGTCATCGCCGTCTCCGCCGGAGAGGCGCGCGACGCCCTGTCGGCAGCCCTCCAGATCCTGGAGTGCGAGCACGACGGCTGCTCGGAGCCCAAGCGCGAAGGCTCCGGCAAGGGTGCCAAGCCCAAGTACTGCGACGACCACAGCGACCCGAAGAACAGGAAGTGATCCCCATGTCCGAAGGACTGACCGGCGACCCGTTCCACGAGGGCTCCTCGAAGCCCCTCCAGCACCTCCAGGGCTCGATGGACGTGGTCCACACCCAGGCGCCCATGCACGGCGAGAACTCCGGCTCGACGGACGGCAACACCATCACGCCGAACGTGGCGGGCTGGTCGAGCACCTCGCTCGCCCCGAGCGCCGGCTCCACCTCGTCCAGCGATAGCCGCAAGGCCCACTGAGGTGAGCGGTTCGCAGCCGCACCGCCACAAGGACGCCTTCTACTGCCGCGACTGCGGCGAGATGTGGTGCGAGGAGTGCAGCTGCTCGTGCTTCACCTGCAAGTGCCCCTGCCACGGCGACGCCGCCGTGGTGCATGACGAGTAACGGAGGAGCCCATGGCGAGCGGTGGATACCGTGAGCCGAGTTCCCCCGCCCCGGTCTCCGGGCCGGGGGCTCTGAGCAAGCGGACCGACGGCGGTCCGGGCCAGCCCGTACGCGCGCCTTCGGGCGGCGCGTACGGCGAGCGCCAGAACCTGGAGCAGCTTCAGCAGGCGGCGCCGCTCGCCGAGACACCCGGCGGCGATGTCGCCGCGCCGGTTGACGTGACGGCCGACCTCGTCGGCTTCGGCGCTCCGACGCAGATGCCGGACGAGCCGGTGACTGCCGGCGCGGCGCTGGGGGCAGGCCCCGGACTCGAAGCACTGGGCCTGCCCAATCAGCCCGACGAAGACATGCGCAACCTGATCAAGTACCTCCCGGTCTGGGAGCACATGGCCAATCAGCCGGGCGCCTCCAGGGCGGCCCGGAATCTCGTGCGCCAGCTGAAGGGGATGGCCTGATGGACTGGTTCGACCAGCTCGGGAACATGGCCCGGTTCTTCCCCGATTCCCCCGCCCTCGCCGTCGATATGGCGCTGGGCGGCGCTGACCCGGACATGGTCGGCTATGGCCTGGCGTACGGTCTTCAGGCCACCCCGACCCAGTTCGACGTCTATCCGACTGGGGCCGTCAATGGGTAATGGCATCACCGGCTTTCTCCGTGACTTGAACGATGTTGCGGGAGCCGTTGTGACCGGCGGTCTCGTCGGTGACCTCGGGTCCTTCTGGAAGGACGACTCCGACAAGGGCATGGGTATGACCTTCAGCAAGCCGCTGGAGAAGACCATGCAGGGCCTGGACTGGGTGTACGACAACGGCGTCAGCCAGCCGATCTCCACGTTTCTGCTGACCGGCACGACCGCCGAGGACAAGGGCATCGGCGAGCTGTTCAAGGGGTCGACCTGGTCGCGCTCCTGGCACGTGGCGGAGCATGTCTCCCCTGGCCAGGCCTTCTGGGCGAACCACCGCGAGGTCGAGGACATCCTCCAGGACCGCCCGCTGTACGCCGCGCCCGAAGAGGCGTACCTGCCGCCGGGCTGGAAGGACATGTCCGAGGACGAGCAGCAGGAGCTGC